CCTCTGCGTCCCGTGGGGGTCGCGCGCGCCCAGGGGCCCGCCGGCGGCCGCGCGCGAGCGAGCGCATTCAATACCGCCGAACGCAAACCAGCGCGGCGGATTCGATGCGCTCAACCATTCCATCCCGCGTCATCCTCACGGCGTTCATTCCAATCGGGGCCAGCGCGATGGCCGGCTGGCAGGTCCACGCGCAGCCGTTGATCAGCAGCCCGATCCCCAGCAGGCTGATCAGCAGCAATCCCATTCCGACGATCCGCAGCGTCCTCCGTCGCGCGCCCCTGCAATTCCAACGGTGGCAGCGGCGGCGGGGCGGCGGGGCGATCCGGCAACAATCCCAGCAATCCCGCCAGCGACAGCCCCACCCCCAGCCACCAATCCACCCGCGCCACAGTCGCATCGATATCTCCCACGCCCGTCCCGCCGAGGGTCTGGTACAGCACGACGGCCCCCGTCACCAGCATCACGATGCCGCGCTTGGTGCTCGGTTCACGAAAATCGATGTTCACGCGAATCCCCCCGCCGCCCGGATTTTGTCCACATACTGCTGGTTCACGAATTTCCCGCTGGGGGTGAGGCGAGCCGATCCCGCGTTGTAAGCCGCCACCGCCCGGTCTACCCGCTTTTTTTCGCGCACCAGCAACGACGCCAGCAACCGGCAGCCCCACTCCACTCCCACCGCCGGCGCGCACAGTTCGGTCAAATAGACGCCCTGGAAGCCCAGTTCCCGCGCGGTCTGTCCCATGATCTGCATGGGGCCAAACGAACAGGCCCGTAGTCGCTCTTCCGTCACCCGCGAACACGGGGCATACACGCGGTGATCGCGTCCGGCCACGTAGCGCAGGAAAAAATCCGGCTCGTAGCGCACCGCCCAGAGGTTTCCACCGGACTCCACCGCGACGATGGCCCGCACCAGGGCGGGGGGCAGTTGATACCGGGCGGCGGTTTCTTTGATCACGTCCAAAACATTCATCGGACTTTCCGCGAGAGACTCCGGCCTTCAGGCCGGAGAGGGATAGCGGGCCGAACGAAGTTCGGCGTCTTTTGGGTTAAGGTGTTGCGAATATCCATAGCCATTTCTCCGCTGAATTAAGGTGCCGGTCTTTCCCGGCTGTCAGCCCCTTACGGAGCCTAGTAACGGCCCAACTAGCAGCTCATGCCGGGCGCTCCCCTCGACCGTCTTATCCGTGGGTTTTCGTACTCTTTCGAGTCCATCCATGGCGGCAGCACTGGCTTCATACCCCGTATGCCTGTTTAACCGCCGACCGCAGGGTTCGGAACTGAGGAAGCATCCCGAAGTGCCTATCCCACCGGCTAACGCCGGATTCCACAGTAAGGTCTCGTCGCTTCTCACGCTGCCTCTTGCTCCGCGACGGGTCTGGTCAACTTCAAGGCTTGCTTTCACAAGCCTCGCCCTTTAGGGCGGGGTAGTTGACGGCGTCTCCTGGCGTTTTGCCCTACTTATCCCAGGTAGGGCAGGAAGTAGGGCAGTTTTTTTCCTTTACGAATCCATGCTTTGCCCTACTTACCCTACTACCCTACCTATATCTATCAGGTAGGTGTGTACGCGCGCGTGTGCGCACGTGTGCGCGGGTGGGAATAAGTAGGGCAGGTAGGGCAATGCGTTCGGAATCAACCCTTTGCCGCGCACAGGTAGGGCAAAAAGTAGGGCAAAAAGTAGGGCAGGTAGGGTCATCGCGGTCATACTGTGGCGCGCTCATAGGTGTACGTGCGCTTGCCGCTGGACATTTCCCGTTTCCGCTGCCAGCCCAGGCGCGTCAATACCCGTCCCAGCCGCATCTGATCCCCCCGCGTGATCGGCGGGATGGTGCGGGCGTTCTCGCCGTGAATAGCCGATTCATAAACCCGGTTGATACCGAAAGTCAGCGGTGCTCCGCCGCCGTACTGTTCCTGTTTCTCAATCCACGCGCTCACCAGTTCCTCCCAGGCGTCATAGTCGTACCGGGCCTCCTGTTCCTTATCCGCATCCGGGATTTCCCACCAGGTTTCACCGTTTCGGTAGCGGTGCAAGGCTTCCGCCCACAACTGTTCGCGGTTGTCCGCGGCATACTGCACGTTGATCTCGGTGCAGTAGATCGGCAGAAAGCGCCGCATCCCGGTCTCATCGAACCCCCATTCCCGTTTATTGGTGCTGCCGACAAACACGACCTGGCGCGGATAGGTGCCCGCATGATGGCCGTAACTGGAGCGGTAAGTGTCTTGCACCTGGGTCAGCACTTGTTTGATGCGGTTCGTATCCGTCCGGTCAAACTGACCGAGTTCGCCAAATTCCGCACACCAGCACCCACGCAGCGACTGGAAAAAATCCAGCGAGCCGGGCGCATAGCTGATCTCGATATGCCAACTGGGGGAAAACAGCTCAAGGATCAGTTTCGATTTGCCAACGCCCTGCTTGCCTTCCAGCACCAGCATGGTGTCCACCTTGATGCCCGGCTTCATGACGCGGGCGACGGCGGCCACAAAGAACGCCCGCCCCACCGCGGCGGTGTACGGGGTCAGGGTCGCGCCCACACAATCCTGGAAAAACGTCGGCAGGCGGGCCACCCCATCCCAGGGCGTCAGGGTTTCCAGCCATTCGCGCGCTTGGTGGAAGCGGTTGAGCTGCGCCGTGGCCGCCACCACTTGCGCGACCAGCGACGTGCGGGGGCGGATGTTGTAGTGCTGTTCCAGCCAGATGGCCGTCCACACATCATCCGCATCCGACCACTCCCCCACCTGTCCACCGGGGTAGGGGGGCGGGCGCTTCTTGACCGTGCGATAGCTCATCTCGTCGTAAGCCAGCAGGCCCGCCCAGGCAAAATGACTCTGCAGGATCATCGACATGTTGCCGGCCGAGGTCAGGTAATCCCCGTCGCCATTGCGACCGCTGCGGCGTAGATGCCGCTCCCAGTCCTCGGGCGCGGCGGAAAGGCCCAGCGGCGGATCGCTCGGCGGCGGGAGCGTCTCTTCGGGCGGGCGACGGGACGGGGCATACCCGCCCGCTTTCGCCACAGCAAACAGCGAACCCAAAGCCACACCGCCCGCGCCCCGATGAAAGGACGCCCAACGCCGCTGATGATCCGCCAAATCAAACTTGGCGCTGGCTTGCGCCCATTCCGTCCACAAAGCGAATCCCTGGTCATCATCCCCGGTGCTGTGCAACGCCATCCCGACCTGTAGCCACACGTCATAGGCGTCCGGGTCAATGAACCGCAGCGCCGCACGGATTTTGCGCACGTCCCAGGGGGGTAAGCGCGACTGGCCCCCGCTGGGGGGTGGGGTCGCGGGGCGGGGGGCATCGACGATCCGGGCCAGCAGCCACGCCGGTACGGGGGCCAGAGGGTGTTCTTTCGGGTGGCTGGACGCTTCCCATTCGTAGGTGCGCCCGCTGGCATGGCGCGAGGGGGCGACGATGATGTACCCGCCATCCCCGCGCACATCCAGACCGGAGCCGAGGGTTTCTACGCTGTTGCGGATTTTCACCCCCGCGCCGGGATGCTGAAACAGGTAGTGATACCCGCCCGATCCCGTAAGCGCCATAACGGTGTCCGGCAACGGGGCGTTCTGGGTTTGCAGCGTGTCCAGCCCCTCGTCGCCATTTTTCAGGGTGTCCACATCCAGCGCGATAATCCCGCTGCCCACGCCGGTCGGAACGCCGATATTCGCGGTCGGCATCGTCGTCCACCAGCGCGTCACGGTGTCCGGGTCAAACGTCGCGTCGATCAACCCACGCGGCACTAAGCGCCCCACCGGGTGTTTGCCGGGGCGGGGGCACTCGGGTTTTCCACACGTGCAGCGCCCGTCCACGACGCCATGCACCGGGAACACCGGCCAGGCCAGGCGCTGAACATACGCCAGGGCGGCGGGAAGGTGAGAAGGGGCGGCGGTCATGACGCGCGCTCCATCGCCCGGATTGCGCCGGCGGTGCAATACTGAGCTTTCCAGAGGGGGCTATCCGGGAACCAAGCGCCATGACAGCGCATGGTACTTTTGCTCTGGGAGCACGCGGCGCAATCCTCGACAGGGGGCGGGTTGCAGGCCATGAGATCGGCAAACAGGTCGGGTTGGAGATCCCGTGGGTAAGCCAGCGCGGAGGGGAGGAGGGAATCGGCGCTCATGACGCAGGCCCCTGTGATTGTCGCCCCAGATAATTAAACGCGGCGGGCGCTTCCGTAATCACCGGTTCGTCAAAGCCCGGATATTCCCGAATCCGTTCCAGCAGATTGGTCTTTTCGTACACCTTGCACCCGGCGGCCCGCGCCTGTTCTTCCAGGGCGTTCACCCAGGCGCGCGGCGGATGCCATTCCGGCGTCCGACTGGAGCGACTGGACCCGCCAATCACCACCCAGTCAAACATCTCCAAACTGGAAAACTGCAACGGCTCGATCAGCGGTTCTACCGACAACCACCAGACACCGCCCGAGCCTTCATCGCGCAACTTGCGGAACGCATCCTCAGCAGCCTTGACGCGAATCTGGCAATCCACCGTGGTGCCCAGCCAGGCGTTATCCGGGAACTTGAATTCAGCCAGGCGTTTTGGGAACTTGGTCAGAAACAGAAAATTCCACTGCGGGTTATCCCGCACTTGCTGCAAGACGGCCTCAATCCATTCAGTCGGCACCCACCGCCCGAACAAATCCGCCATGGAGCAGGTGAAGACATTCTTCAGGCTAATGTCGGTACCGGCGGCATTCGGGACGCGGGTATTACGCGGCGCATTCAGGCGATCCGGGTACAGGGTCGGGACAAAGCCCTGCTCATAAAACCGCCCGGCAATGTCCCGCGCATAGCAGTAAGGACAATCATGCTTGCAGCCTGAAACCGGGTTCCAACTCCATTTAGCCCATTCGATATTGCCAATCGATTCCTCGTTGTCCTTCTCCTGGCGGTTGAAGGTTTTGCTGGATTGAAGGCCCATCACCGCGTGCTGTTGTTCCTCACCGGTCAGCTTGATCCAATCATCGAGGGTGATATAGGAGGTCAGTACCGACTCCACCAGCGCCTGCTGTTTCGCCGTCTTCATCTCCTTGGCGGCTTCGCTGATCGCCTTTTTATCGCCGGTTTCCACAATCTGCACTTGCTTGGCTTTCGGCAATTCCGCCAGGTGCGCGGCAGCAGAAACCGAAATCGTGCCTTGTTCTACCGCCCGGACCAGTTCGGGAACGCCCTGCTTAATCACTTTGTCGGCGCGGTCAATGACCTTTGCGCCCACATTCACTGAATCGCCGGCTAAATCACGGGAATCGCCTTTTACGGAAGGTTCCGGCACTAGTGCCGGAATGTTATCTTTATGATTAGATAGCGGTTTTACGCTTCCTCCATTCACTCTGCCTGCTTGTTGTCGCTTCTTCGCTTGTTCTTCAAACAGCGATTTTAAGCGCGCGCCGATCAGAGCGCGTTGCGAGGTGCTGTAGTGGTTGCGGTTCAGATTCTCGCGCGTCACGAACAGCAACGCCTGTTCATCGTTGCCGGTGAACTGCTTAAACAACGGCATGACCCGCGCGATTTTGCAGGCCAGATACCGATTGCGCCCATCCAGAATCTTGCCCTCGAACAGCATGATCGGGCGGTCGATATGAAAGCCGTTGTTGAAGATCGATCCGGTCAGGCCCGCCAGTTGCTCATCATCCATCAGCGGGAACAGATTGGCGTACTCATGAAACTCAAGCTCGGTCAGACTCATGACGGTTTCCCCTCTAATTGGCAATGGCAGGCATGGCAGACCGGCTGCAAGTTGCCGGGCGTGTCGAATGCGCCCCACGGTTTGGGATACCGCCGATGGTGAACCTCTGTGGCCGGATGGCCGCAGCGTTCGCAACGCCCCTGAGTGCGTCGCCAGGCGACCGCACGAGCCGCGCGGTAAATCGGATGCTTGAGATAATCCTCGGCGTAGTGACGAAAGCGCTGGATCATAGCGGCAGCACTCCATAACGCGCCTGCTGCTGTTCCCGTAACTCGCTATGCGTGAAGTTGCAGCGCTGAAAAATCGCCTGGCCTTTAGGCGAACTCAGGTGGTGAAAGCCTAGACTCCGGTGATCGCCGACTTTGAAGTTGCGCCCCACCAACAGCGTGAATTGGTGAATACTCAGCGGCTCCCGAATCAGCCAGTAGTCTTTATTCAAGCGCCGCTTGGCGGATTCCAGCGACGGGTAGTCTTTGCTGCCGTAGACCGGATTCACCCGATTGCCCTTAGCGCGCGCCGAATTCCAGTTCACCACAAAATCCAGTTTCGGGCAGGCTTTCGACAGCCACTCCAAGGAATCGAGGGGAATATCCGCCCCATTGGGGTCGGCTAATAGCATCCCCATGGCTTTGTCGGGATGCTCCCCGTGAGCACGAATCAGTTCCGGGATCATGTACGGCAATTCCGTATTGTCGCCATTGAATCCATAGCAGTCGGGGCGCTGCAATTCAGGCCGGTTCAACAACGTCGCCAAGCGGCGGTCGTCCCTGTCGCAAAATCCGGCAAAGAACCGCTCACAGCCGGTTTCTTGCGCCGCCGCCAAAAAGGCCAGAGGCGATCCAATACAGCCCACGGTTTCATTGATGCCGCTGCCGCAGTTCAAATCAAAATGAAAATATCGGTATCGGCGGTTTGCGCCAAATCTCGCCTGAAAGATTCTCAGGTTAATGGTGAACGCCGCTTGCAGTCCGCGCTCTTTGAATTCGGTGGATTGGCCTTGGCCTTGGCCTTGTGCTACACTTTTTCTAGTCATCGGTGTTTCCTCTAAAGTCCAACATCGTGATAGCCCCTACGCTGACTCATGATCAGCGTGAGACACGAGAGACCCGCCGCTTGGCGGGTTTTTTCTTTGCTTCCCATTCCAACAGCCCCGCAATCCAGCTTTCGATGCACGCCGCCGCGTCATACAACTCTTCGGCATGCTGTTCCAGGGCGGCTTTTTCGGGGTGATCGGCATTCATCATCCGGCAGGCCAGGTCCCGTAGCCCGTCCATCTGTCGGGTCAGCGCGGTGATCAGCGCATCGGTACGGCGATTCGTCACGAGGCGTCTCCGTCTGGATGTTCCGCATCCGCGGCGTTCAGGAGCTGCAACAACTCCCAGGCATCGTTGCGCCGGGTCTGGGCGATAGCGGCCAGCACCTCGGCCAGGGGCGGCGTCGTCCGCGCGGCGTGGGCATCCATTGCCGCCCGGTCCTGCCATTGCCGCGCGAGCTGGTGCAGGCGGGTCATGGGCCGCACCTCGGCGGTTCGGGCAGCGTCCGCCGGAGCGCGCGCGGCAGCTTCCAATACGCCTGCCATTCCAGATCAGCGGCGGTCATCCCCTGCTCTGGCGGGGGCGGGGGCACTTTCCCCGAGGGGCGGGCCGGTTTCGGAGGGGTCGCTTCACGCGCCGGGCATCGCGGGCGGGGCGGCAATCCCAGCGCGACGGATCGGTTCCGCGCCTGGGACGGCGTACAGCCCAACGCCTCGGCGATCACGACGTAGGAGTGGAGGTCGTGGTACAGCGCGGTCAGACGGCGGTCGAGGTCGGGGGTGAAAATCCGCTGACGCACTTGCCGCGGGGGGATCGCCACCTGTTTCCGCAGCCGTTTCAGCCGCACACAGATACTGGGGACGCTGCGCCCCAGGGCGTCCGCCATGTCCACGTAGGTCCGCCCGGCGCGGTACAACCGCTTCAGCCGACGATCTTCCTCTGGCGTGTAATAGGGGTTCATGCGGCCCGTCCTGTACGCGGTTCCGCGCGCCCATTCACGACCGCTGACCGCATCGGCGACACCGCGCCATGCTCAGGGCAATACCACACCACCGGGAAGGTATGGCCGTCGCATTCCACGCGCTGCACGGGCATCACCGCCTGCTTGCAGGTCGGGCACACGTCCACGGCATCAAGACTCATCCGATGACTCCTTCGGTACGGTGTACCCGGCTTGCGCGGCCACCACGATATTCGCGGCCTGAATCAGCGCATTCATGCCCGCCTGGGAAACGCAGACGCCCGGCATCTGCCGTTCCAGTTCGCCCAGCAGCGCGGTGATGATGCGGGTTTGATCGACGTAGGCCATTACCGCTGACCGTCCCGCACTGAACCCAACTCGCCGCTGTTCAGATAGGCGACGTGGGTGGAAACTTGCTTTAGATGGTTAACCAATACGTGTCTGCAATATTCGGAAAGCGAGCGGTCGTCATCGACCGCCAAGTGGTGAAGCGCCAGGTACGTGGGCGCATCCACCCAGATGCGTAAATCGTGGTCACAGGGCGTTTTCATGACGACCTCGCGGGAAAAGGTCCCGGATTACCCGCCGGGCCGGGTCCATCCAACAACCTCAGAGGAGCATTACACGAGGGCGTGGTTATTCGCCGATGGTTGGCCCGGACACCGACGCCTGGTCCGGCAGGCCCGCGTAGCGCCGAGGTATGAATCCCGGATGCGCGTTTGGGATGGCCTGAAGGGGTGGCAAGGGCGGGAGTCGAACCCGCTGTCTCCGGGGTATTTTTCATTTTCTTTTCTCATAGCGTGGTATATACTTGGCTATTAATTGTATTGATAAACTATCCTGCTAAAAGGTACTTATGAGCACTAAACTTGATAAAAAATCTGTTGCATCCATTGGCGGGAAAGCAAATGGAGTTATTGCTAGGGGAAAAGCAATCGACCTGTATTACGAAAATCCAAACAAATGCAAATTTTGCAATAGCGTTATAACAATTGGAGATAATGAAAAAGTATCTACAGTTAGAAAGAAAGTTTTTTGTAATCAAGCATGTGCTGCTAAATTTAACAATAACCTTAGAGATAAATCGAGAAATCCTAAAAAAATCAGAGTTTGTAAAAAATGCAGTACCCAATTTACATCCAACTGGATTCGAGTAAAAACACTTTGCGATGAGTGCGGAGATATTTACAAAAATAGAGCTGCTCAAATGAATAAATCTGATAGCAGTCATAGCAAGATACGGAGCCACGCAAGATATTCTGTAAATATAGAAAATTCCGCGTGTATTATTTGCGGATATTCCGCCCATGTTGAGGTTTGCCATATCCGACCTGTTTCTGACTTTCCCCCAACAGCAACGCTTAGCGAAATCAATGCTGTCAGTAATCTTGTTCTTCTTTGTCCTAATCATCATTGGGAATTCGATCATGGGTTGATTAAGGTGTTAAATGGTAGCGAGTCTGAGAATCGAACTCAGTTGCATGGCTTATGAGACCAAGAAGATAACCATACCTACCACTCGCTGTTTTTTAATGACGAGATACCGCTTCTCCATCCCGCTGGGGAATCATGCCCGCCACCCCAGCCGTTGCCGGCGCACGAGGTCGCGGGTGTTAAGGATGACGCGCCGCAGTTTTTGCTTGCGGCGGGCCTCGGCCATAAACCGCGCCCAATAGCGATCCGCTTCGAGGCTCATGCGGCGCGGTCCTGTTCATCGGGCGCGGGACCGTACACGTCCGGGCGTAGTTCGTAGCGGCTGACGCCGGTGGCGGCCTCAACCGCCAAGACTCGCTCAGCGGGGACGCGGCCTGTGCTCCGCAGCCACACATGGACGGTAGGCGGCTGCACACCCACGGCGCGCGCCAACCGGGTCAGTCCTACAGCGGCGATAGCTCTTTCTAAAGGGGAATTCATGCCGCTATCTTAGTTTGTTGCTAAGATAAAATGCAAGAGGGGACTTTGCCATGCTTTTGGAACCCGCGCCTATGCCGCTTTTCGCCGGTTCCGTACCGGCTCAATCGGCATTTCTTCGGTTCGCGTTTCGCCGGGAGTGCTGAGTCGTTGACCCAACAAGTTCTTGCTCCCTCCGCGCGCAATCCCCGGCTCCCCGCCGGTTGCAAAGCTTCGGATATTTTTGGCCGCGTTCACGTCACGATCATGGACGGCCCCGCAATCAGGACACGTCCACGCGCGAACCGACAGCGGCATCTGTTGCTGATAGCTCCCGCAGCCACTACAGGTCTTGCTACTCGGAAACCAGCGATCCACCACCACCACGGTTCGCCCGTTCCAGTCGGCTTTATATTCGATTTGCCGGCGCAGCTCGCCCATGCCGACATCATGGATCGCGCCCGCCAGGTGGTGATTCTTGACCATGCCCTTGACGTGCAAATCCTCCAGCACGATCACGTCGGCGTTTTTGACAATAGCCGTGGTGGTCTTGTGCAGGAAATCGGCGCGCATCGCCGCAATATGGGCGTGAATCTTCGCCACCTTGACCCGTTGCTTGCGCCGGCGGTTACTCCCTTTCGTCATTCGCGACAACCGCCGTTGCTGGCGCTTGAGATGGCGCAATTGGCTTTTCAGGTGGCGAGGATTGCCCGATTTGACCGCGTGCTCCCCATCCCACGAAACCACCACGTCCTTAATCCCCAAATCCAGCCCGACCGTTTTTCCCGTCAGCGGAGCCTGCTGAAGCGCCACTTCACAGGCAAAGCTGACCCAGTAGCGCCCGTCCGGGGTCTTACTGACCGTCGCCATTTTTGGAACGCCCGCCGGGATTTGCGACCAGCGGATTTTGAGCCGTCCGAGCTTAGGCAACTTGAGTTCTTCGCCAGCGCAGTAGGTGCGTTCAATCTGGCGTTGATCCAGTTGATAGCGTACCGTTTGGCGGTCGTAGCGCGATTTGAAGCGGGGATACCGACCGCGCTTCTCGAAGAAATTCTTGAACGCCTTGTCTTGGTCGATCAAGCATTGGGTCAAGCAACACGCCGCCGAATTCGCCAGCCACGGGAAGTCAGCGCGTTTCCATGCCGTCACTTGCCGATTCAGCGAAACGTAGTTATGCCGTTCCTGGCGCTCTTCCCAGGCTTTGCTGCGCAAGTCCAGACAGCGGTTCCAGACGAACCGGGCATTGCCGAATTCAATCGCCAACTGCTGGCGCTGGTCAGCGGTCGGTTCAAATCGGAATTTGTAGGCGCGTTGTCTAGTAATCATGCCGGGCATTGTACTAACATAGTTAGCGCCATGCAACCGGAGATTTCCATTGAGCCGCAACAAACAGGACAGCATCACGATCAGAGTATCCGCCGAATTCAAGGCCCGATTACTCCAACAAGCGCAGGCGCAAAACCGAACCATCACGTCCTACCTCGAATGGTTAGTGCTCCAAGACGCGGCGAAAACCGAACCGAAGAACCGGCGCGGATAGCCGGTCTATTCCACCGGGCGCTCTGCTCCGGGAGTCGTGCGCAGCGCCCGGATGGCTGGCGCACAACCAGACCCTCCGCATCCGCTCAAGCCGGCGGGGTCGTTCGTCATCCATGACTCACTTCAACGATTGCACAACCCTTAGCTTTATACTAAGATTCACCTCAACCCGTCGCCCAGTTCACCGGGCCGGCTCGGACAGACCCCTAGCCTGGCGGAGGGCCACGGGCCAATCCTCCTTGGTGGTTGGACCTTCCCCGGTGCGTTGACGACCACCGCGCGCCGGGGCTTTTCGGAGAGAGAAATGAAAATGATAGTGATCGCCCAGCGCGGCTGGGTGTTTTTTGGAGATGTAACGCGCACGGAGAGCGAGGTGGTGATCGAAAACGCCGCCGTGGTGCGCCGCTGGGGAACAACGAAAGGGCTTGGGCAGTTGGCCCAAGAAGGTCCGACTGAAGAGACCCGGCTGGACCCATGCCCGAGCGTGCGGATTCACCCGCTCGCGATTGTCGCCACGATGGACTGCGCGCCGTGGCCGCTCTAGCGCTGATCGACCCCGACGCCATGACCGGATACGGCGACGGCTACGGCGACGGCTACGGCTACGGCTACGGCAACGGCTTCGGCGACGGCTACGGCTACGGCTACGGCTACGGCGACGGCTACGGCGACGGCTTCGGCGACGGCTACGGCTACGGCGACGGCGACGGCGACGGCGACGGCAATTAAGCATCTTCCCCCGGTGCAAAGCCGAGGCTTTTTTGGAGAAAACGAATGCCCCGTTCAGATTTTTGGATACTGGTCTATCTAGCGGCGCTGACCGCCGCTGAAGCCGACCGCCCGACCCTCTACCACAGCCGCATCGACGGCATCCTGCTCGGGTAGACCGGTCATGGCCGCTCCCTACCCCAATCCCTACAGCGCCTTGCGCGCCACGCGCGTCTTTCGCCCCGGCCAGGTGGCGCTCTGGAACCCGCCCGCCGGCGCCTACAGCCCCACGTCCGCGCAACAGCGCCACGCGCGGCAAAAGGGCATCGTCCATGCGGTTTTCCGCGATTCCTACGTCACCCTGCGTTTTGGCGACGGCGCCATCGTGTTGCTCAGCACCGACTACCTGGAGGCCCAATGAGCCGCCGCTACGCCCAGAAAGTCGCCATCTACCACAAAAAGCGTTTTGAACGGTATGCCGGCCTTGACCCGCCGAAACCGCAAAAGAAACCAAAACGCCGCGCCGAACCACCGCTGGGCGGCATCCCCGCCGCTTGGCTCCGCAGCGCCAGCGCCGCCACCCACAATTTTCTGTAGGAGCCTCCCCATGCACCCGTCTTCGTCATCCCCCATCGTCTCCGCCCGCGTCCAGCGCCGGCCTACGGCGGCTGAACTGGCTGATTTTTCCGCCCGGCGCCGCGCGGCTGAAGCGGAAGCACACGCGCAAGCCGGACGCGCCGCCCGCCATCTCATGGACATCTGCGATGCGATTCGTCCGCCCGCGAACGTCACCCTTCGGGATGAAAAAACCATGGCGGACGCGGTTTCGGAAATCAGGACCCGGGGACCGCAGCCGCCCCTGGATTATGTTCAGGAGCGGGAGCTGCTGCACCCCGCCCCCGCCCAGCGGGCCGCCGTCCCGGTGATGATCGCCATCGCCTTCCTGTGCGGCCTGCTGATCGGGATGGGGATTTGAAATAAAGGTCGCGGCTGGGCCAGGCACGGCTGGGCGTGGCTGGGCGTGGCTTGGCCTGGCACGGCAAGGCAGGGCAAGGCAAGGCTTTTCAACCACGGTTTCAACCAGAGTGGACGTGGTTATTTTTCTGGCTGTTTGTGGCCGGTCTGGGCTGGGCCGTGTTCAAGGAACCGGATATGGACCGGATGCCCGGAACGGTCATGGTGAATATCGGGCTGTTCGGCTGGGTCATCGTCATGATCCGACGCTGGCTGAATACCTGACTATCGCAACTGATTCCACGCCGAGCCGGAACAGGTTTTAGGCTTGCGGCGAAACCCCACGACCACGGGCACGCCCCAATCGTAATGACCGAACGTCACCACCACCTCATCGCCCTGCTTGAAGACACTCCCCCGACACGGGACATAGGAAATCGGCGCGGTCGTTACCACCCCATTGATGGGCAGGTGCGGCTCGCGGCGAAACGCCCGCGCCTCGGTTTCGATTAACTGAACCGAACACTCAAGCAAACTGGCATCCGCCGTCAACTGAGCGTAGCGCCAGATCGGTTTCCATCTCAGATGCCCTGGCTCCATCGCTGCGTTGTAAAACACGCTGGCATCGCTCAGCCCCTCGGCATACTGCATTTGCCCCACCGCGTAATTGGCTTTCCCTTGCGGGGCGATGTTCCACAAGTATTCGCGGTAAATGACGTTGCGCTGCTGGGGCTTGCCCTCAAACAGCGTGTCCAGGCGCATTTCGCCCTCGTCTTGCCAAAATCCGGGCACTTCCAGGGTGTCCACTTCACCGGCCAAATCGGTGGAGTAGGTGACGCACCACACATGCCGTACTTCCTCAGCCTGGGAGATCAGGGTTTCCAGCACTGCAATTCGTTCCGCCCGCGCCGCGTTTTGCACTTGCAGCCGGTCAATTTCCCGTTCCGCCGCTTTCCATGCCGCTTGCGCGACGGCGTTCTGCCGCGCGACCTCATCCAGCTCTTTCGGGATCAGATCATCCGGCAAGGGCCGGGTCAGCTTGCCCAGCTCTTCCTTGAGCTTCAACGAGGCGACTTTCGCCGGGTCATCGACAAAGGGAAGCAGCGCCATTATTCAATGTCCACGTAGGCCAACACTGCCCAGCGCAAATGATGATCAGAGGTCTGACTGCCGACCGCGCCCCAAACCGGCTCGGTATCCCCGGATTTCATATCGCTGTAGCCATTCATGACCATCAGCACCTTCGCTTTTTTCGTGATCGGATCAGTCGGCCCCAGCGCCGAGTTGCGAATCCCGTACTCAGTATTCGCCGCCCAGCGCGCGGTTCCCGGCCCGCCCCCGCCGCCCTCGCCGTACAAGATCGCCATAACCTCGTTGTAGGCATAGGCGGCGGGATGTTGCAGGCCATAGCCCGCGCCCGTGCCTATCGCCAGTTGCGCCCCTTCGGGCGCACCTTCAGGCAACCCCGGCGTCAGCAGTTCAGCGGCTATCGTCGGATCCGACGCCAGCCACTTTTCCACTTGCGCGGTTGCATCCTCATAGCCAAACCCGAGGATTTCCGCCGCGGTCATAAACGCCCCCTCGCCGGGAAACTGGGACATCCGGTCTTTGACATGCTGGCTGTCCAGCAACCCGGTCATTTCCCCGGCCTCAATCAGCTTGTCGATGGTGTCTTGCGCGACCGCATCCAGCCAGGGCGCGCGGACAAACGGGGCCAGACTGCGGGCCGCTCGCACCGCATTGATCGCCTCCGCCAGACGGTCAGCGCGTTCCCGGTTCAATTCATCTTCCGTCCAGGGAGCGCCGGTTTCCGGGTTCAGCGGTTCGGGCGGTTCGGGCGGGTCCGGGCGCTTCATGGCCGTCAGCAGATTCTGTTTCCACTGCTCGATCAGGGCATTGAGCGCGGCCTCGGCGGTCACGGCATCCCGGCGCAACGTGTAGTACGTGACCCAGGCGTCGCGCAGCTTCTGGGTCGCGCTTTCCTGTTCCGCGAGCAGCCGGGTACGCTCCGCCTTGATCTTATCCAGGTTGTAGAGCATCTTGGCGGTGTACAGCCCATCGCCCAGATTGGAGACGATCAACGCCTTGCCCATCAGTCGCCGACCTCCGTAACTTGCATAAACGCCTCGCGGGCGCTGATCCGATAGTGGATGGTTCCCGCCCCCCACGTTTCCGCCCCATCCACCACGGTATCATTGGGCCGCAGCAGGGGATCGACCGCACAACAGCGCACCTCATGCCGGCCATCCACCCTTTGCCGCTGCGTCACCTTCAGGAGGGTGCGAGTCTGGGCGGTAAACGGAGTCGGGACGATGCGCCCGGTCAGGATCAGCCGCCCCGCGCCCGGTTCCCGCGTCGCTTCGGTTTCAGTCAGCCAGGCCCGCGCGAATTCGCCCAGCAGTTCCTGGCCCAGGGCATTCCGCAGTCCGGCATAAATGATCAGTTGCCCGCCGGCTCGTTCCGCAATCGCGGCGGCCCGCTCCGCGTTGTACATAACCTCTACACCCAGCCAGGTGGATTGCCCCAGCCGGCGGGTGCATTGTAGGGAGATCAGCGGCAATTCCACATCGGTCGTCCCGCTCAAATAGCAGCGATACAGCACCGGCAACGGCGTCAACCGGCCATCCGGCGGCAACGCGCCCACAGCGGTCGGCGCGGCCACCTCCCACTTTAGGGGGAGACCGGGCGCGGTGACTACCCCGCCGACCGCCGGAACCGCCAGCGCGAACCGCAGCGCCAGGCCGGGCGCGACCGCCACCAGCGCCGGAGATCCTGATCCCCAGGCCACCCCGCGCAGGGTTGCGCCATGGCTCTTGTTCCATCCCGTATCCAGCGTTCCGGCGCTGCTGTATTTGCGCAGGGCGACACCGCTGGCCTCCACGCCCACCGTGTAGACGTTGCTGCTGGCGTCGGTGGTGCATCCGTACACGGTCGCGCCGTGATTCGCGTCCCAGTTGAGGATCGTTGACCCGTAGAAATGGCGGGTGGTGGTGCGCGAACCGTCGGAATTACCGGCGTAGACGATGTAATAGTCGCCCGGATTATCGGCATCGCCGTTGCAAATCGCCCGACATACCGAACCCAGGGTAAAGCTGGTGTTCAGCGTTCCCCACAGATAGATATTGCGTGTGGTATAGCCTGAAACCGCCTCGCCGACTGTATACACCCCGGTGTTGTTACACATCACGCCGTAGGTGGTATTGCCGTGGTCATAAGACCAGTACAGCGAGCCGTCGGAATAATAGCGGCGGGTCGTGACGCTCCCCGTCCGCGCCCCGGTCAGCACTACCCCGCCATCACTGACGGCGGCAATCCCATAGACGTGCGTACCGTGATTGGCGGTCCATAGCTCGGTGCTGCCGTCACTGGACAAGCGGCGCGCGGTCTGGCTGTCGGGGCTCCAGTCGCCGCCGCCCAGCAGGATCGTGTCGTTCGCCCCGACCGCCACGCAGTAGACGGTCGCACCATGGTCATAGGACCACAACAGATTGCCGTCATAGTCATATTTGCGCAGCGTATAGCCGCCCGTCCCCGGCTCCCCGCCGACGATCACCGACCCTTGGCTGTCTATCGCCACGCCGTACAGGGTTGCGCCATGCTCAGCGGTCCATTGCTGCGTTCCAGCGTCGTTATAGACCCGTAGCGTGATGCCGCCGGATTCCTCCGCGCCGACGACCGCCAGCCGGCCCATCAGGGCGCGACCTCGCTGATTTCCATCAGGGCGCTATCCGGGCGCAGGTTGTAAATCAGATCGGACACCACGAGCGTTTCCCCGCCGCCCAGATCAACGGTATCGCCCGGACGCAGGTAGGTATCCACCTCGCAGCGAATGCGACGGCTGCCGTCCGTGCCCAGATTGCGGTAGCTGATCCCGCGCGCCGTGCGGAGTTTTGGGTTGGCGGTTTCGGCAGCCGCGTTGCCGCTCAAGGTCAGACTCCACCGATGCGGTCCCGCGTCCAGCCGCGTCCCGGTCAGCGTCACCCGCACCAGTTCATCGAGTTGTTCCAGGCCGCTGGCGAACCGCACGCCGCGATAGACGATCAAATCGTTGTCGATTCGGGTCAGCAGCTCCGTGAGGGTCGCGCTCGGCAGGAACGGCGTCACCAGGGTCATCTCAATCCCGCCCGTCGTCCGGCGGCACTGCACCGAGGCCAGCGGTACGGTCAGCGGCGGTACCCCGTCCACCACCGCCCGGTAGATCGTTTGCAGGCGCGGCCCGACATACTCCCGCAGCAGGGTCGGCGCGCGCAGGGTGAACCCCAGCGCCAGGCCGGGGCTGTGGTGGTACAGATCGCCAATCCAGGTCGGAGCGCGCAGCGTGAACCCCAACGAAAGCGCCGGAATCAGAGTGGAATCGACGGTCGCCGCGCAGCGGCTGTCCCAGAATTCGGCCCAGAAATCCGGGCCAACCAGCGCCCCGTAGGCGTTGGTGTATTGAGCGCCTTCGTACAGCGCCACATACTCACTCAAATCTTGGTGCTCGGCGTAGGCTTCCGCCACAGTTTGTCCGTCACTGTTGCGCCCGTCCGGCGTGGCGGTACTGCTCAATCCGGTCCAGAGCAGCGCGTTGCTGAGGTCAATCGCGCTAAAATGCCACAGGACGGCGAGCGAATACGGGTAGGCATTGACGGTCTGTCCTTCCCGGTATCCGACAAAATAGGCGGTTCCGTCGGAACCGACCGCGCCCAGGCGGCGATTCTGACCGATATCCGTTTCGCGCTCATAAGTGATGGTCAGTGTAGCGTTATACCGTTTGTAGTTTTTGCGGGTGTTATCACTGGTGCCCTCCCACTGATGGCTGGCATGGAGTACCCCATCATTCCACACGATACGCTGACCGAGATTGCCGGTGGCGCTCGCAACATACGCACCATCCGCCGTTGCCCACTTCGCAATGGCGTGCATCGCCGGTAAGGCCGGCCATTCAGGCGGCGGCCCGTAATACTGGAAATCCGCTGTAGAGGGGCCAGGCGCTAAAAAGCCGGGGATCGTGCTCCATGGAGAAAACGTAGTATCGATCAGCCAGTATCCGGCGCTAAACACGCCACTGGTATAAACGTTGCCCGCGCCATCCAGCGCGACATGGGTTTGAATCCCTGCCGGGCGCTGGGTCCATTGCAGAACGCCGCTGCTGTTGTATTTGCGGACCAACCCGCCGCCGTAATCCTTCCCGCCTGCGGTATAAACGTTGCCGCTCCCGTCTACCGCAATCCCTAAAACTCGGTCAGGAATATTCGGAAAGACGGACACCGCGCCGGCGGACCAGAGCAGCGTTCCTCCGCTGTCGTATTTGCGCAGGATGTACTTCTCAGCGCCGACCTGATCGCCACCCACATAGAGATTGCCGGATCCATCCAGCACCACTACGCGAATCGGGCCGCCGTGCAACTGCGGAAACGGGAGCCGGTCGCCTCCGCGCCGGTAGACGCGGAACCAGTCCGGCCACACTTCGGTATTGATACCGGTCTCGGTATTGATCGCCCACGTTGACGCCGTGGCGGTATAGATGCGCCCCGCAGCATCCGCCACCAGAGCGGCAGGGATTGCAGCAGGATAGGGGTCATTGGTGGCGGCGCGGCAAGTGGTCAGCGTGGCGTCGCTTTGATAGGCGGAAAACGCCACGCCCGAACTTCCCGGTACCGCGCTTTCCAAGGCCCCGCTGCGAATCGTAGCCAGCAGATTGCCGGCGCGGTCATAGCCGCGAATCACCACCGGGTTGGCTTGGGTCAGCGGGCTGTGATCCAGCCGCCCGCCAAAATAGATCATCGTCATGGCGCTTAGGCCGGGCGATAGAACAGCTTATCGGTCGCGTGCCATTGGATCGTGTAATTCGATCCGCTGCTGACCACATCCGCCGGCGTGGTATCCAGTAACAGGTAAAACAGCAACGGGTTAGTCAGCGCGCCGGCGGTTCCACTCTTGTAGCAGACCGCATAGCGAAAGGTCTTGGTCAGCGCGGTCCAGGTCACGTCATCAAAATCAATCGTGCTGTTGGTGGCAACGGGATTCGCCAACGTGGCCCCACCGGTCGTGTAGCCACTGCCGGTAGCCACTTCATTGGCCGACACATCCGCCCATTCGTCATGCGCCACGTTTGGGGTGTAGCTGCTGGTGACCAGGGCCAGTTTAAGCGTATTGGTATCCAAATCCACGCCGCCAGTGGCGATCAGTTTCCAAAGGTGGTCATACGCAGTAATAGAGACGGCCATGTTAAAGGTCCAGGCGGCGAATCACGCGCAATTGGAGATTGAGGTTAATACCGGTCATCGTAAACGACGCCAGCGCTTCATAGCAGCCGGTTTCACAACTGAGGGTCAGGCCGCTGTAATAGGCGATCAGGTAGCGCAGGGTGTCAATAGTGGCCCGCGTCGGGTTATTGAGTTGCGCGGTCAGCAGTTGATCGGCCACGCTGTAGCCGGTGTCATAGACGCTGACCCCGCCATCGAGGGTTGCGGTGACACTGCCGCGCCGCACGGTATCAAACGGGTTTTTAATCCGCGTCCGCAGGAGCAGCGAACCGTAGGCATCATAAATCGGCGCGGACAGGCTGATCATCAGGTCGCTCCCAGTCCCAGCAAATAACTACTGAACTCGGCATTGGCGCGAACGCGAATCAGGCTGAGGATTTTCCACATAAATGCCTCCAGTTCCTGCTGCAAGCCCGCGCCATCAATCTTAATCAGCGCATCGCCCCGATTCAGCGCCGCCGTTTGCGCCTCCACCCGTTCAATTTCAGCGTTCACTAGTTTTTCTTGCAGGTCCATGGCCCGCTCGCGATTTGCAAACTCACGGTCAATCCATTCCTCGAACTGCAATTCTTTCCAGCGGCTAGTGGCTTTCCCGTATTCGCCGAACAGATTACCGAGCAGTTCCCCGGTGCTGTTGATGGTGTTGTCCAGGCTTGAAAATGTGGCCTTGACCCGCTCCATGTCGGCTTTTAGTTGTTCGGTTTTCAGCGAAACCGCCATTTCAATATTTTTGATTCGCTCGTTGCTGGCGATTTCTTCCATCTTGAGCTTGAATTCATCGCTCTTTTTGGTGGCCTCCTCCATTTGCTTGGCGGTTTTATTCGCGCTGTCTTCTACGGCTTTGAATGCGCCGGTCGCTTTGACCGTGCCGGTCCCGATTTGGCTATAGGAGGTGGAGACGCCCTCGACCGAGGTCGCATAATGTCCCGCTGCTGTCCCCCCGGTTCTAAAAGCATCGGTGACTTTTTCAACCCCCTCCGGGAGCTTGAGCGGCGGAATCGCGCCGACCGCATCGCCCCAGGCGATGGTCACGGCCTTGGCGTCCTTGAGGCCGTCTGACCAGTCCATCAGGTGCGCGGCGTCGGTTTTCGTGGCGTCGGTATGCGTTTTTGCCGCATCCGCTGCTTGCCGCAAGCCGTCTGACCAATCCATCGCAGCGGCGGTACTCTGCGTCGTTCCCGTCTTGAATCCGTCCAGACGATCCCGAGCTTCATTTAGCTTTTTGCCGAAATCAGAGGTTTTATCCCCCGACGCGCCGAGCGCTTGATTCCATCCGTCTTCGAGTTCTTGCGCGTTGCGTTGCAGATTTTCATTCACTGCGTTGCTGTATTCATCCAATCCGGCCAATGCGGTGCGCAACTCAGCAGCCATTCCATCCGCGCCCACCGCCTCAGCCACTTTCAATAGCGCGGTCGGTAAGACTTTGGCGCTTTCAATGATCGCCAGCACCGCCGTGTCAAACGCCACCTGGAACGCATTGATCACGATTTTCACGCCGCCAAACACCACATCCATGGCCGCGCCCATCTCTACCCCAGACTTGCCGATGGCGATCAGCGCGGCGGCTATCCCCGGCCCGGCTTCCACTATCGCCTGCATCGATCCCAAAAACTCACCAAACTCTATTTTGCTGGCTGCATCCAAATTATTCATATTGTCGGCAGCCTGTCCTGCCGCTTCGGCGAACGGACGAAGCGCGTCAATCGTACCCGAGACCACGCGGGTTAGGGTTTCCGTACTGTCGACAATCTTTTGCAGCGCGTCTTTTAGTCCCTCAACGGTAGTCAGATCCAATCCGCCGGTAAACGCATCGAACAACTCTTTGATGGAGGTGCCAAGATCGCCGAAGGCATCGATCAGACCGGAAAAATCCAGGCCGTCCAGCGCCGCCGGTAAATTCTCGGCAATACGGGCAAAGAATTCGGCGATGGTCTGACCGGCTGATTCCAGCGCCGCCACCAGCGGGGCCAGCGCGCCGTCCGTATTCAACTCTTTGGCGATGGTTTCAAAAATATCCGCCAGGCTGTTTTGGATGTTGCCGATTTCATCCAGCAGCGGCGTTCCAAGATTGATAAACGCGGTATTGATGGCGTTGCGCATCCGCTGTGCGCCCAGTTCCACGTTGCCGGTCATCTTGGCAAACGCGACATCCGTTGTCCCGGTTGATTTCTCCATCGCCGCCAACTGATCTTTGAGCTGCGATGCGCCGTCCTTGGTCAACCCCAGCGCGCCGGTGAGCGCTTCGGAGTTGGTAAACAGTTGGGCCATTTTCTCGACGTTGCCGCCGGTGGCCGCCTCCACGTTTTTCAGGACCCCATACAGCCCCTCCGATTTCAAAGCGGACACGCTGAAATCAATCCCCAGCGCTTCAGCGGCCTTCGCGGCCTCCACCGTCGGTTTCGCCAGCGTCTCCAAAATGGCCTTGACTTGCGTAATCGCTTGCCCTGCCGGGATGCCATTGGCCGTGAGCACCGCAATCGCGGAACCCAGTTGATTGATGCCAATCCCGAGCGGCGCCGCTATCGGCATCACGTCCGAAAGCTGGCTGGTCAATTCGGCGACCGAAACTTTCCCGTCTCGCACCGTCACTGAGAATTGATCAGAAAGCGTGCTGGCGTCGGCGATGGTCAGGCCATAGCTGTTGAGGGTGCTGGTGAGCAACCCCATCGCCTCATCCAGCGTACTGCCCTGCGCAACCGCCAGTTGTTCCGCTTCGCGCATCAGATCGATGCTCTGGCTATAGGCGACGCCCGCGCCCACCGCATTTTGCAGGGACGCCATGATGGATTGCAGGGATTGCGTGCTGCTGGCGGCGTAATCGAGGATGTCTTGACGGTACTGGGCGACCGGCTCACCGCTGTCTTCAAACAGCGTGGTCAGCATGGCGAACTGAGCCTGGAACTCGCTGGCTGCTTTGACCCCTTGCCCGACCAGCACGCCGGCCAGCGTGACCATCGCCGCTTCCATGATTTGCGCTTTCGCGGCGGCGTCGGCAAAGGGTTGGGCCATGGCGGTGGCTTTATCGCCCATCTCGCCCAGGCCGCCTGACACCTGATCCATCACGTCAGACGCCTGATCAATCCCGCGAAACACCAACTCGATGACGCTTTGTAGATTAGCCATGCCGCTCTCGGTTACGGTATTTATCGGCGAGGTACAGGCCCCACAACTCGCACTCTAGCGGCGTCAACCGCCCCTCGGGGAAAAGGTCAGGCCGGCATTCGTACAAAAACCGGCTTTTCAAATCCGCGAGTTGCAGGGAGGCTAGGACGTGGGGGTGTCCGTAGAGTGCAGCGCTTTTCCCAAATCCGCGCCCTGTCCGGTCAGTTCCAGGATTTTGTTGGTGAGCTGGTAGGCGACAATCGGGTGACTTGCGAACAGTCGGACCGCATCCTCGCGGGAAATCGCCGGCTCCACGCTGCCAAAGGTCAGGTGGTCAAACCGTTTCGCCAGGTCTTCTGGCACTTCGTTGACGCCCATCAGGGTTTTCAGCGCCTCGGCTTGCTCCGAGTGGGCGGCGCTGGCGAGGGCCTCCACGGTCGCGGCGTAGAGCTTGGCCCGCGCCGAGGCGTCATTGGCCCGCGCCAGTTCCTCCCCGGTCAGACCGCGCACGGTCCAGACCGGAGCAGCCTCGCCGAATAGCGGCGCGAGTTCCGTGACCGTGACCGGCGCCTGGCGCGGGGTCAAGGTCAGGGTGCGAAACCGCTCCAGGTCAAAACTCATGACGCAAAGTCCACGCTGGCCTGACTGGCGGATACGGTGACGCTGGCGCTGGGATTCGCGCCCACGCCGAAGGTGCGGGACACTCCAAGCACACCCTGGGTGATCTGGTACGGCGCTTTGTTCTTGTCCGGCGAGAATTTGAACAGCAGATTCTGGCCCTTCTTCGCCAGCAGCGCGTCGGTTACTCCGTCATTCAGCGAGACCGTGAAACTGGCCTGACCCAACGAGCTGCTGAAGCTGCCCACGGTGCTGTCGTAATACTGTTCCGAGCTGGTGCTGTTGCTGGTTTCGGCGGGCACCCAGTCCCGCGCCCGGCTGATTTCCGCGAACACCGGGGTGGCGACCCGCGCGTACACCTTCTTCGCGACCGGGCCGGTATGGATTAGTGGCAAGGCGCTGGCAAAGGTGATCTTGCCTTCCAGCGGGTTTTCGCTCCACACCGGATAGTCCCAGCGTTCCTGATGCGTGCCCACCACCTGATAGATTTCACTAGCGAGCACAGCGGCAGCGGTAGAACTGGTATAGCGCACTTGGCCGATTTCGATGCTGCCGACCGGGATCAGGGGCGGGCCGCCCGCTGCGCCGCGCGTCTCCGAGTGGGCGGTACTGCCGGTCCCGGAAACCACCGCAATCGCGCCGGTCGTGTCCACCGTGATGCTGTTGATGATGTAGGCCGTCGGCGCGCCCGCGCCGCGTGCGCACGCGACATTGGTGCTAGCCGCCACCGACAGCAGCCCGGTGGTGGCGCTGGCTCCGGTGGCCCCGGCCATGTACGCGGTGAGCGCCGCAACATCGACGTTGTTGTTGCCGGCGGCCACTGCCGGGATGATCGCGCCGCCAGTCGCCAGGCCGTAGGGCGCGACCGTGTATTCGTAGCCAGACACCTGGGACCAGGGTTTGGCCGCCAGGGTAAAGACGGTATGCGCGCCGGCATCGGTCATCGCGGCAAACGCCTGCTGCGCCTGGCCGGATTCATAGTAGATTGCGGCATTGACAAGGGTAGCCATGAGGATGCTCCGTTAGGTTTCATCGGAACCGTCGCCCGGTGGCGGCGGGTATTTATTCAACAGCCATTCGGTTTCGTGCTGGAAATTGGCGGCCAGTACGTCGTTCATGTCCGGCGCGATGTCGTCTTTGACGCTGGTGAACACCTGCGAAACCGACGGGCCATGCAGTACTTTGATCGGGTAGCGCCCCGCGCCGGTACGAATCGCCGGGGTCAGGAGGTTGCTGTTGAGGGTGCGCACGTAAAACGCGCCACCTAGCACGACCGTGTTGCCGGGCTTGACCTGTACCCGGATTTTGGTGCGCGGGCGTCCGGTCTGCGCATTGCCCAGATTGGTGACAAAGTGGTACAGCAGTAGCCCGCGCTTCTCCGTCCGCAGCCCCGCCGAGAGCACCCCCACTGTCGCCTTGCGAATCGTCAGTTTCTCGCGCACCACGGCGGCGGTGAGGTTGATCTGCTTCCTGATCTCCGTGCTGGAAACCGTGCGCGCCTTGCTGGCGGTTTTGTTCAGCGCGCGGCTGAGGGCGCGGGCCGCGCCGTTCTTGATGTGGGCCAGGCGCTCCTGCGCCGCCTCGAACTGGGCGCGGTCCACATCAATCCGAATCCCGCTCATGGCAGCGCGTACAGGTCGTTTTTGGCGGTGCGATAGGTGACCGCAAGTTCCAGCAGCGCGCCCACGTAGGCGCTGGGATTCTCGCTGTAGGCCGGACTGGCTTGTTGCACGACGATGCTTTCACAGAGTCCGCTCAGAGTCAGGTTCGATAGCGCCAGCGTGTGCAGGCTCGCCAGCAGCCGATTGGCGGCGGTTCCGCGCGGGATGCTTTCCTCGTCGTATTTGTCGATGGTGGTCAGCCGCACGATCATGACGTGGGTGGTGCTGTCCCATTCCGCGCTGACCGTTTCCCCCTCGTCGTACAGGGCGGTCAACTGGGCCTCGTCATAGTCCAGCGTCTCCGGGTTGCGCTGGGCGTTCATTTGGGTCGCCAGGGCGGCCAGGATGCGTTCGCGGATCGGTTCGGCCATGGCATCAGTCCGTGTTCAGTAGTTTTACGCTGCACGTGAGTAAATCGGTGTTCCCGTCATCCGCGTCCAGACGCTTCACGATCAGGGTTTCGCCGCGCGCGGTCACAAACCGATCGGCTGGACGCAGCTCCGCCGGCAAATGCGCGCGTCGGCATTGCACGGTAATGCGCCGCTCCAACACCCGCGCGCCGGTAAAATCGGGCAGTTGGGTTTGGGCGTTGCGGTTCACGATCACCCGCAGGGCTGCGGTGAGTCCGGTGCTTTCGCTGGTATAGGTGGCGTCTTCACCTAATACGCGAAGCAGGGCGGGCGCAATCAAGGCCAGGGGCGTACTCACCGCGCGCGCTCCGGTTTCTCGCTATTTTCATTCATGGGAGTTTCTATGCTCTTTCTGCAATTTTTCTAACGCCGCCCGCAGTTCGTGATTCTCCCGCAGCAGGGTTTCAATGAGCGTCTCATCCTTTTTGCCCCGCACGTCTTTCCAAATC